TTACTTTTCGTTTAAATGATTAATATTTCTTTCGTAGAACTCATTCCAAGCCTTTTTCTTGATGAAGATGAAGAAGAGAAGCAGCCCTAGGGCGACCATCAGCAGGTGCATAGGATGGCTCAAGACACCGAACCCGAAGGAACGCTGGAAGTCGATGCAGAACGAAATCAGCACTCTGTAGGTAGAGAACGCCCGATGCACCCAGCAGAACCCATAGGCTAGACTGACGATGATCCAGGCGATGAAGCCGAAGAGCGAGCAGTCGAATATCCACTCCGTGAGTTTTACCCGAATGCCGAACGAGAGCAGGGTGCAGTGCACCAGCATCACAAACGCACCCACTGGAGGGATAATGCCTATTATCAACCTGCTGGCTTTCCATAGCCAGCTTTTACCGAGAGCGGCAAGAAGAACCTTCTCCTTCCGCTCTATGAAATCCTCATCTTTCATCGTTACTTAGAATTTTAGTTGATATTGTACCTGAGCGAGAACTAAAGTTCACGCAACCATTTCTCGCCAGATTTCGTCTTAGACCAAATCACGAGACCTGTGCCGATAACCGCACCTATGAACATAAATAAAGTTGCTAGTTCCATAATCTAAACATTTGAATTATTATACTTCATTACATTATTAGCGAAATAAGCGAAGGCGAATGACGCTATGACACCGAAGGCAATAAAAAGGATATTATACAATCCTATCTCATCGCCAGTAATCAATGGAGAGAACCCACCAATGCCCGTTCCGCTTATAAACAGATTGGAGACACCGTACAGATACGTTGCAAGCAGCGTCCTGCGGTCGTGCTCTTTAATTAACTTACTAACCATACTTTTTCATTTTGCAAAGTTACTAAATTATTTCTGACCGACAATGGCAAGCAGCGTTTTAACTTGACTTTGCAGGAACTCATTCTGTTCTCGCAGCAGTTTATTCTCAGCAGCCAAGGCAGCATCACTACCAAGCGACTGGGAGACATTGGGACTGTTCGAACCATTGATGTTTGAACCGAAAACAGCCTCTTCCATCTCGGCTGGTAGGGGAGGGGCACACTTGTCGATGATTGCTTTTATTGCAGATATAAAGTCCGATTTCAGACTTTTAGCCTTTAACTTGCCATTCAGATTTTGTGGGCTTGTGCCCAGTTCTTCAGCAACAGAAGCAAGAGATAACCCTCTCTGCCTCAAATATGTTTTCATTTCTTCACCAGTCATAGTTAATTCTAAATAAATTAAAACTAAAGTAAACAATTTATAAATATAAACACAAATGTTTGCGAATATAAATATTTTGTTGTATTTTTGCAACCGAATTACAGAACGAGTTTAAAAACTCTTTTGCAAAGATAAAGAAAATAATTTAAAATACAAATAAAATGGGAGAAAATTTTAATTATGATTTTCGGACACCGTTGCAGAAGCAGCAGGACGAACGAAAGAAGAACATCATAGCGATGTTTGCAGATTTCCGAGCAAAAGCACCTGCCGAGACCTCAGACAGCAGAATAATGCTCGCAGTTTCACAGCGTGTTGGTTGCACCCAGCAGAACGTGCGTGTTATCCTCATCAAGGCTGGATTGATAACACCAAAGAAGAGACGTGCAGCCGTGCGCAAGTAATCAAGTGGAACCATTTAAAACATTCAGAGCGTATGAAGAAGTTTATCGAGATTATCACAAGTGACGAAGTATTATCCCTGGCAGTTGCCATCATGTTAGTAACTTTAATTTTTTGGAGGGCTTAGTTATGACGAACGAAGAACCAAAGGTAGCTGACGCAGGCAGATACACCATGACAGAGACCTGCAAGGTGCTGGGCATCCATCGCAACACCCTGCGCAGATGGTTGCAGGCTGGTAAGATTAAGGTCAAGTTCCGCAGAATCGACAACCGCAAGGTTTTCGAGGGCAGCGAGATTAAAAAAGTCTGGAGGATTGCCCTATGATGAATGCCTACGAAAAAGCGAAGCAGCTTACCGCAAAGTGGGAGCAGGAGCGAAAGGACAACAAGCGACTGGCAACCATGAAGGAAGCGGAAAGACGCATTCAGGTAAGGGAGTTCGACAACATGCTTTGTCTTTCACTGGACGGAATACCTGTACTCCCGATGAGCGAGTTTAACAAGCAGACGCTTGCGGACGCACGTCTGACATTCTTCAACTATCTAAACAGACAATAATATGGTACCGGGAATTATCGAGGAGTGCAGAAGTAAAATGTATGATGCCATCTGGCTTGAGTTAGACCGTGATCCACAGCGACCAGCGGTTGCAAGGATAGACATCAAGACCAAAGCAGGCGGCATCTGTGTATGGTGCGACAGAACCGGGAACATTGCGGTCGTGACGCACAAGAACAGCAACAACAAAAGCGAGCGGCTGGAGGAAGCTATCGAGGGCTGCGTTAACTATCAAGACGTGATGGACGACTGGCTGGAGGAGAACAGCCAATACGCAGACCAAGACCCGATGGACGCCTTCGAGGAAAGCAGGCTCGACAGCCTTATGGATCAACTGGTTTGACCACATAAATTTTTGCTTAGTTTATATGCTGAAACCCCTGCAGCGGCAGGGCAAAGGGCGCGCGCTAAACTCATTTCAAAGGTTATCTAATTTATCGTTTTTACCATGTAATATGCGGAAACAGACAGCGTGCGCCCTGCAACGGAAGGGCATCCACCAGCAGGCAAGGGTGGGGTAAGTTTTGGCAGTCAACTGGGGTTCGAATCCCCAGCCTTCCACTAGAGTTAATGAACAATAAGTTGAACAATAAAAAGAACGAATTATGGAAAATGAAATTATTCAAGTAAGCGGTGGCGAAATGCTGGAAGCTATCAACCGCTCGGAGATTGACGGACAGATTGCCACAGCGCACAAGTTCCCTCGAGACATCATGCAGTGCAAGCAGAATATGGTAGCACTGGCAGCGATGGACGATGATGTGGCATACAACTGCTTCTATCACCTCGAACGCAAGGGCAAGGACGGACAGGTTTCTATTATCGAGGGTCCGAGCGTGAGATTCACTGAGATTATATCTGCCTGCTGGAAGAACCTGCGCATCGCGGGTCGCATCATCGCAAACGATGGCAAGACCATTACAGCGCAGGGCGTCTGCCACGACCTCGAGAGCAACGTGGCTTACTCTGTAGAAGTGAAGCGCAGCATTCTGACATCGAAGGGCTACACCTTCTCGCAGGATATGCAGGTTGTAGTTGGCAATGCAGCTGTGGCAATCGCCCAGCGTAACGCAATCTGCAAGGTCGTGCCGCAGGTATTGATTGCAAGCGTGGTGAAGGAAGTGCAGGCAAAGGCACTTGAGCACATCAAGCAGACTGGCGTACAGAGCCAGTGGAAGAGCTGCGTAGCCTGCTTCCAAGTGTACCAGGTAACAGACCTTATGCTGCTGGAATACCTGGGCAAGAAATCAGCCGAGGAAGTAACGGCAGAGGACATTCAGAAGTTGGCTGGTGTGTACAACGCCATCAAGGAAGGTACGACCACAGTGGAGGAGACCTTCAAAAAGCCAAAGCAGCAGGAAGCCATCGCACAGCAGGCGCAGGCAGCAGCCGATGATGCCAAGAACAAGGCGCAGAAGGCAATGGACCGCAGCCAAGGCAAGACTGGCACAGCAGCGAAGAAGTAGTTTAGTTTATAATGTTATAGCGTTTCCCAATTAGCCGCAGGGCAACCTTCAGGGTGGGAACCTGACCAGATTATAGGGAACCTGCGGCAACTATTAAACATTCAGACAATGAAACAGATAATCAAATATAAAAGCAGAGAGGAGTGGTTGCAGAACCGCTCAAAGGGAATAGGTGCATCAGAGGCAGGCACGGTACTGGGTTTAAATCCATGGGAGACCCCATACCAGTTATGGAGACGCAAGAAGGGTATCGACCCACCAAAGGTTGAGAACTTTGCGATGGTTGCAGGACACCTGCTGGAGGATGCCGTGGCGCAGTTCTTCAAGCGAGAGAGCCACTGCCACATCATCAAGGCGAGCACGGACGACTACACCATCACGAACACCGATACTCCGTATCTGCGTGTATCTCCTGACCGCACCTTCTGGAGAGTCTCTGCAACGCACAACGAAGCGAGCAAGAGCATCCTCGAGTGCAAGACCACGCAGATGCAGATAGATGCAGACGACCTTCCGAAGCACTGGTTCTGCCAGCTACAGATGAACCTCGGAGTTGGCGAGTACAAAGATGGAGCACTTGCCTGGCTGACAGCAGGCAGGGAGTTCGGCTACCGTGACATCGATTTCGACCCCGAGTTCTTCGGATGGATGAGGGACGAGATAACCAAATTCTGGCTTGACTACATCGTGGGCAACCAAGAACCACCTGCGTACAGCGCACAAGACGTTCTCCTGAAGTCTCCACTGCACAAGGCAGGAAAGGAGATTGAAGCCACAGCCGAAATCGGGGACATGCTCATCGAGTTGAAGGAAATCAAGGAGAAGAGCAAGACACTCGAGAACCGACAGAAGGAGATCGAGGACAACTTGAAGCTGTTCTTCGGGGACGCAGAGAGCATCGTGGACGGAAACGGCAAGACGCTGGCAACGTGGAAAGCACCGAAGGCAAGCGAGAAGTTCGATGCCAAGGCTTTTCAGACAGACCATCCTGAGGAATGCGCTGCCTACATTAAGCAAGTGCAGGGAGCACGAAGATTGCTCATTAAGTAAAGGCAGGGCTTATGGCTAGCGTTCCTATATCAAAAACCGACCTAAGGAATATAATTTCCCAACTGGAGAATTATATTTCCCTAGGTGGGGAAGTGACAGCACCGACCGACACAAGCCAGCGGAACAAAATCCGGATGGCTACAGTCTTAAAACGGAAGCTGGAAAAGAAATTATCATTATCAGAATAAAGCATCATGAGTGATTCATTTATCATATACACATCATATTTAAAAATCTTCGAGCAACTGACCGATGCACAACTCGGGCAGCTAACAAGGCACATGCTTTCTTTTGCTAAGACTGGCAAAGAACCTTCTATCGAAGATCCTCTCGTTAAGTTATCTTTCGCATTCATCAAAGATGATATGGAGCGAAACCAGCGTAAATACGAGGAGAAGTGCGAGCGACTCCGTGCAAATGCACGAAAACGCTGGGATAAAAAGCAATTGGATTCAGAAGCAAGCGAAGACATGCAAAAGCATACAAACGTATGCAAAAGCATGCAAATGCATGCAAATGCACAAATTGCAATGCATAATGATAATGAATATGTAAATGATAATGTTTATGATAATGATGTTTCTAAAGAAACAAATATATTAGAACCTTCTAAAGAAGGTATTCAGAGTGCATCGGTCAAGACCGAAGCACCCGGTGGCGGCAAGGTTTCGAAATCTCAAAAGATAGACTATGCTGCCGTCAAGGAATACTGGAACCGCAAGCATGATGAGGCGAAGAGTGCGATGCCGCCTATTACGCTCATGACTGAGAACCGTAAGGTGATGGTCAAGGCAAGGGTTCGTCAATGCAAGGGAGACGTGAAAACTCTGTACCGGGTAATTGACATTGCGATGGCATCTGACTTCATGAACGGCAACAACAAGCACGGCTGGCTCGGCAAGTTCGATTGGATATTCGGTAATGAGCAGAATTTCGCAAAGGTGCTGGAAGGCAACTTCAACACCAAGCCAGCCACAAGCCAGCAGCCGCAATCGGCAGCAGTCAAGGCGCAGGATCCTGCGGCAACGGCAAGACCGAGCATCGGGGAACTCTACGAGCAAGCCAAGCACCAGCAGCCATCGAGCCAGCAGAATCAAGACAACAAGTTCCGGTGGGTAATCCAGCAGAACCTCGAAGACTTGAAGAAAAACCCAAGCAACAAGCCTGCCAAGGATTCGCTGACAAGATACTACGAACGTGGAGTTCTGCAGCGGCTGGGCATCGACTGGAAGCCCGAAAAATAACGAATGAGGGCAAGAGTATAATCTTTAAAGAAATTAAAAAAAAAAACAAGGAATAGCGTATGGATAAGTTAGAATATATTCCAGGAGATTTTGTAATGACAAACGGAGTACCTTTAGGAACCTCTAAGAATGTTGTTTACAGAGTAACATCATCTGACCCATCAAAGACTTTGAAGTTAGACGATGGAACAGTTCTGAAAGGTGTTGTCTGCTTAGAGAACATCGAAGGTGCGGAATTTGGAGAGAAAGGCTATCTCTCAGGTGAATGCTGTGCTTGGGTTAAGGATATTGTTCAGATTCCTATTACTCAGAAAATTCTATGTAAGAATAAATTGGAAACAAATGATATTGACTATGATTATAGCATCAATGATAAGTTATACTTTCGTGCGTTCCCAGCAGAAAGAAAAGTAGGCTGTATTGAATTAGAAGTCTATAACAATATTGCTCCATCTGATAGCTATGACGTATGCCAAGATGATTTTTATCTTGGGGATATTTCATACGTGCATGACTTGCAGCACCTTCTCTTCGGTCTAGGACTTAACATAGAAATGAAGGTGTAATGGAAGAAAAAAGTAATAGTCCACGAATGAGGGCAAAAATAGCCACTCTGAGCCGTTTTTTACGCTTCGGGCGGTAAATTATAAGGCAAACAGATTTTAAACGCTTAAAACGAAAGAATTATGGCAAAAGAAGTATGTATTGTAAACAACGAATGCTTTAATACAGATTACCCAGTAGGGGCGACAATTAGCATTGAAGGTGTAAATTGCAAGGTGGTTGAGGATATAGGCTTACCTGGATATAACTGCAACGAGTGCATCTTGAACTGTAAGAGAGAAGGCATTACGTGCATGAATCTTGCTTGTCTGGACACCGAAAGAGAAGACCGAAAGGACGTACACTTCGTAAAGATTGAAAGCCATGAATGAGTTCTTTTTCCACGAATGCAGAGCCGCAGGGCTCGTATTCAAGACATCGAACGATTGGTTCAAGTGGCTGACCGAAAACAGCTACGACATCAAGAAGCCGGTTGCAGAGCATGAAGGCTTCAAGTATAACATCAAGGATGAGTGCATCAATCCGCACGTAATCGAGTATGCCGTAGAGGGTGCAGACAACTGGGGATGGAAGGTAATGACCGCCAACACCCAGTTCGGCTGGATATGGGGCTACAGCATTCAGAAAGGGAAGCACGGGTACGACAGCCCGGTAGCCTACCCGAGCAGATATGACACTCTCAGCATCTTCTACGGTAATGAGAAAGAAGCGGAGCACGATGCCCTGACCTGCATCATCAGAGACCTCGAGAAGAATGCTGGAACCAAGAACATCAACCTCCTTCTCTGGGCGGCTAAGAAGAAGCGGGCAGACATCATCCATCCACAGCAGGAACTTTTTAAATAGTTATCATAAACCGTATTGGCTATGTACAGAGTTGATATAAAACTGGTCCGTGAGTGTGGTCTTCATCATCTGTCAGTTGGCGACAGAGACATCTGGCTGGCAGATGATGAGGTAAAGGCACTTGAATGTATCCTGAAGGATTACAATTCGGACACAAACAATTTTAAACGTAGTTGAAATATGAACATCGCATCGTTAATTGAAAGCGAAGCAAACGTGCAAATAGTCGTAACGCTTTCCGACTTGAAAGAGTTTGCACTTACAATCGTTTCTGAGGCAATGGCAGCCAAGGAGGCAGAGAAGAAAGAAGAAAAGTATTTAACGCCCGATGAAGTAGCCGACATAGCGTGCGTATCGAAAAATACTTTGTGGCGATGGGAAAAAGAGGGATATCTGATTCCTATCAAGTTTGGGCGCAAGTCTTTCTACAAGCAATCTGATATTAACAAAATACTGGAGGGCTAGCGTATGAAAAAGATAGAAATCATCAATGACAATCATCATCATCACGTATTCGTTGGTAACACCGACTTCTGGCTCGATACTCAGGAACTGTTGGAACTTTATTTTAAACTCGGACACGTTAAGTTGTAAACAATAAAAAACATTCAGACAATGGAACAGAAAGATATTGATATTTATGAGATTTTGAAGGATATTCCTGGTGGTACTCCATTTTACACGTCAATTTGCGGAAATGTTGAGTTCACCTCTGTTGCAGCAGACAAGGAGAAAGCGGACGTAATCTGGACTGAGAATAAGAACGAAGCATATTCCTTCAACAAGAACGGAAAATGGATGGAGGGAGGAGAAGTCCTGTTCTTCCCATCAAAGGAAATGAGAGACTGGAGCAAGTTCTTCAAGAAGGGAGACGTGCTGGAGTATGCAGGTAAGGACACGCAGGGCACCTGCATTTTCGTGAAATACGAGGATGACACGAAGATGAAGTTTGTCGGAGTATACCTCAAGGAGAAAGAATGTATCTACACGAGCCATGGGACTTTCCGAACAGTCGATTTTGTCAAGAGCGATGATCCAGCAGGATATATCCGATTCGTTGAAGAGCGGCTCGGTGGCAAGTTGAACCGTGAAACTCTGGAGATTGAGAAGCCAGCGAAACTTACGTTTGAAGTCGGCAAACTCTACGTTTTCAGAGAGGAAGACGAGGACGGAGAGCTGGCAATCATCGGTGAACTCATCGACAAGAACGAAAGCGAAGATACGCTGACATTCGGCAACCAGTACGAAATCGAGAACGAGAAGTTCGTGACCGACCAAACCTTCGACCTGCGTATCAGCGTTAACAAGGAACTTCGAGAAGCGACAGAGCTCGAAGTAGAACTGTTCAACAAGCATTATGCCATCTGGAAGAAAGAGAAGGAAGCGAAGGAGCAGCCAGCCTTCAAGACCTTTGATAAGGTGCTGGTAAGGTGCGGAAAAGGATTCAAGTGGCTTCCAGCGTTCTTTGTCCGTGACCGTGGAGAGGATTTTGCATCTAGATACAACGTCTTGCCTTTACATAGCGGAAAGGCAGCAGACTTCACTCAATGCATCCCATACGAGGGTCACGAGAATTTTGCCTTCACTGACTACGACTTCGTAGACTTACCTTTCTAGTGGACGCATGGCGAGTGAATTATGCAAGGCTTGCGATGCCGGGCGAAACTGCTTAAATGGGCTATACTGCCCGGCACGCAAGCAATATGTAGAACATCAGGTAATACTTGAATGCAATGAGCGATTTCGCAACAAGGGAGAAGAACAGAACGTACTACCAGGAACACCGGGAACAGATCCTCAGAGCCACGAAGGAATGGCGAAAAAGAAACCGGGAAAAATACCGGGTAGCCGACAGAGCGATGCGTGAAAGGAAGAAGCCGGACGTAGAGAAGGCTCTATCCATGTTCAAGAATCCGCAGCAGGCAGCGCATCTGGCATGGCTGCTAGAGAACAAAAAGAATAATCGGTCGTGAGTTCAATAATAGAGTTATTAACCAGCGAGGACAGAAGGAGATAGGCTCTAATATCAAAACAAATAAACTTATAACATCTTGAAATTACGATATGAGAGCCGGAAACGCATCTCCAGAAGTCTGACAACAAACAAAGAAAGCGAGGTGGTACATGAAGAAGTAAGAAAAAGAAATCGTTAGAAAATTATGCTTTTATTCATTCGGCTGGCGGTGGAAGAAGGAAGAACCCTGCAACATATACATTTTGTTATTCATTTATTTTGCAAGCGCAGGCACAACTTCCGGAATCCATGCCAGCTTTCTCTATCGCAACCCAAAAGAAGGGAAAGAAAGGGGTAGGGGAAAGATAGGGATAATAACGCATGTGCGCACGTATATGTGCACGTAAAGGGTGTTGGTTGATAAACTACACCAGCAGAACAAAATAAACGCTTATTCGTGAAATTTAAACGAAATAATTACTTTAAAGAAAAAATGGAAAAAGGAACAGTTATAATCGGAATCGACCCCGACAATCAGGAAAGCGGAGTTGGAGCAGTCTTTGACGACAAGAAGTTTCTCGCCTACAAAATGAATTTTCCTTCATTGATAGATTACCTCAAGGCTATGAACGAGAGTCGCAAAAAGGTTAAGGTCGTTATTGAAGGCGGCTGGCTCAACAAGAGCAACTGGCATGTGCTAAGTAAATTCATGACAGCAGTCAAGGCAGCAGCAATCGGACGTTCTACCGGAATGAACCATCAGACCGGAATCTTGATTGTCGAGTGCTGCAAACACTACAATATCCCCTGCGAAATCATCAAGCCACTGAAGAAGTGCTGGAAGGGTAAAGACGGAAAAATAACCCAAGACGAAATTGCTTATTTTGTAAGCGCAGGAGAAAAAATGCCGAGGATGAACCAAGACCAGAGAGACGCACTTCTCCTCGCATGGGTCTGTGCAGGATACCCGGTCAGAGTGATGCCGAAGAAACCGCAGACAACCCTGCAGAAGACCATCAGAGCCTTTGATGGATAAGATAAAAGCGAAGTGTTGGAAAAAGTTAAAAGTGTGCAAAGAACAAACAACTAAAGCAAAAAAGTCGTATCTTTGCGCCAATGTTTATCAGATAAGCAGTTTTTCGAACTTAAAACAAGAAGAAAATGAAAACAGAAGAAATCGCACTATCGAGGGTCAGCGAGAATGAGGCGAACCCTAGAGAGATAAGTCAAGCGAACTTTCAGAAGCTTGTGCAGAGCATCATCGTGTTCCCACGAATGTTGACCCTGCGCCCGATTGTTATTGATGAGACCTTCCATGCATTGGGTGGCAACATGAGACTGAAAGCCTTGCAGCACATTGTCACGATGGACGAAGCAGGCATTCAAGTTAAGCTGGATGCAGAGCAGCGTCTTTCCGATGAGGAGCAATCCGCATTGATGGAGTATTGGCAGGGATGGCAGCAGCAGCCAACAGTTACCGTGGTGAGCGCATCAGACTTGACAGAAGCACAAAAGCAGGAGTTCATGATTAAAGACAACCTATCCTTCGGCAACTGGGACTTCAACGACCTTGCGAACCGATGGGACAGCGCACAGCTTCAGAACTGGGGTATGCCAGTCTGGAACCCAGCACCAGTTGAAGCAAGCAGCACCAGCAAGTGCAAGAAGAAAGACAAGGGCGACCAAGAGGGCGACCCATTCGCAGGGGAACTACCTCCTGAAATCGAAGGGCAAGACTTAACTCCTGACGACTTGCCTACGATAATGGGCGATGGCGTTTTGCCACGTGAGAACGTAATCATTCACTACAAGCCAGCCGATGAGCCATTCCTTGCCAAGCTTCTGGGAGTTGATCATATCGACCGCATCGTCTGGAACTTTGACGAACTGAAACCAAGACAAGAAGGAAAGGAGGAAGACAATGGAGAAGAATAAAATCGAGAACATCAACCTGCACGACCTGGTGGAGAACCAAGACAACCCACGCAGCATTGAGCCACAGCAGATGCAGAAACTCGTTGAGAGTATTCTGACGTTTCCGAAGATGTTGAAGATGAGACCAATCGTCTGTAATGAGAACCGGGTTATCCTCGGAGGAAACATGCGCTTCCGTGCCCTGCTCAACATCGAGCAGATGGAAGACGAAGCTATCAAGAACGCAATAGATACCGTTGCCGTGAAACTGACCGATGGAGAGAAGCAGCAGCTTTGCAGCCACTGGGAGAAGTGGAAGGCAGAACCAAAGGTCGAGGTCGTTATTGCTGACAGCCTATCCGATGAAGAGACGGACGAGTTCATCATCAAGGATAACGTCTATTTTGGCAGCTGGGACGAAGAGAAGCTAAAGGGAGCATTTGATGTGGACGATATGCAGCGATGGGGATTGAACCCCTGGGAAATCCAGCAGGAAGCCACGACCTACGAACCAGCAGAGGACGAAGAACAGCGCATCATCATCGTATACCGCAGTGAGGACGCACAAGCCGTGGCAGATATGCTGGGACTTGACGCAATCGAGAAGCGCAACTTTGATGTGGACGAACTCAAAGAAAAAACCGAATAGTCGGAAATTTAGCGTTTAAGTCGGAGAAACGTTTGAAATGGATAAACTATCCGCTCTGAACAATTCAATCCGGCAGAGGCGAAATTTAACAAAAATAACTCGAATATGAGAAAGACTTGTGTTTTTATCATTGGAACCAACGCCAGCGGAAAGAGCACCGTTGCCCGAAAGCTGATAGAAAGCTTTGGTGGCGTTGAAAGCTACAAGGGCGGAATAAGCAGCACCAAGGATGGAGTTGCATTTGCAGGGCGATACGATGTTAAGTACGGAGGTGTTGACAATCTGAACGGTACGACCATACTTCGTGACATCGTGAAGAAGGCAATGGAGAGCACCGACTGCATCATTTGCGAAGGAATGAGACTTAAATGCTGGGGTCCGAACTTGACGCACGCAATGTTCAATGCGGACAGACAGATTGTAATCTTCTTATACGCACCACTGGAAGAAATCCAAAAAAGGCTCGCAGAACGGTCGAACGGAACGTTGAGCAAGGATATTATCCGGGGACAGCGAGAATCGGCACACTCGGCAAAGAAATGGCAAACTGCGGGGTGTGACGTTGTAGCGATAGACACCACGAAGCAGACAGCAGACCAAATCGCAGACTTTATCATCAACAAAATAAATTCATGAGGATATGGCAGAACATTATGGCAACACGCCAAGAATAACATACGAGTTTCCCGACTGCTCAATGCCAATGGCTTTTGATACTTACAATAATTGCAGCTTTGGCTGTATGTATTGCTTTGCTCAGAACCAACGAGGTATTGGCAGCAAGAAGAAGGAATACCTGCACAAGGAGGTTAAAGACGTGAGCGTTGATCGCATCAAACGAATGTTCATTGACCCCGACAAGCACGGTGGAGACTTTGCGCCATACATCAAGGCTCGCAAGGTTATGCAGTGGGGAAGCATGAGCGACCAGTTCGACAACTTCGAACGTAAGTACGGAACGACACTGGAACTTTTGCGCTTCTTCAAGGATATAGACTATCCGCTTTGCTTCTCGACCAAGGGAGCATGGTTCACCAAGGATGAGCGATACATGGACTTGATCAGAGGGCAGAAGAACTGGAACTTCAAGTTCTCAATCATCACCAGCGATGCAGAGAAGGCTAGAGTAATAGAGCGAGGGGTTGAAAGCCCACAAGCGAGACTGGAAGCCATCGAGCGCATCGCCAATGCAGGGGCAGGAGGTGCAACGCTGAGACTGAGACCCTTCATCATCGGAGTGAGCACGCCAACGTACCTCGACCTTATCAAGGAAGCATTCAACAGAGGGGCTACAGCTTTGAGCACCGAATTCTTCTGCCTGGAAACGAGAAGCCCGACATTGAGGGAATTGTTGCCTACCATCAGCAAGATGGCAGGTTTCGACATTCTCGCATTCTACAAGAAGTACAGCGTACAGTCCGGCTATCTGAGACTTAACCGCAAGGTTAAAGAACCGTTCTTCAGGAATATGAAGGAACTTTGCGACCAGCTGGGAATGCGCTTTTATGTATCGGACGCACACTTCAAGGAACTTTGCCACAACGGAAGTTGCTGCGGATTGCCGCCAACATGGAACTACAGCAGGGGGCAGATGTGCGAAGCACTGAACATTTGCAAGCGCAAGGGATACGTGAGGTGGAGCGACATCAAGCTGGATGCAGAGAACCTTTTGAGGGCGAGACTGGAGAAGGCGATGAACCTGGGAACAAGAGAGAAGTACTCGAAGTATTACACGATGAGCGCAGCCGACTACATGAAGTGGTGCTGGAACAATCCGCAGGCAGCGCACTCGCCATACAAGATGTTCGAAGGGGCAATGTTGCCAGCTGACGAACGAGACAGCGAGGGAAACATCGTATACAAGTACAACGGAGCGAAATTTTAAATCAAGAATCGTATGCCACAAGGTAATAACAACAAACATCGAGCGCAGAAAATCGACATCGAGAACCGCCTGCAGATTATCGCACCCCTATACCGCAAGGGATGGACGGAGCGAGAAATCACGGCAGAGGTGAGGAAACGGCTCGACAGACCGAAATACAATCAAGCGCACTGCGACATTCAGCGGTTATTGAAGGAGTGGAGGGAAGAGAGACTGACCGACACGGACGAAAAGATAACAAGCGAGGTGGCAAGGTTGAAACTGGTGATACGTGAAGCGTGGGAAGCCTGGGAGAAATCCAAGGAAGACTACCACGAAAAGACATCGACCCAGCAGGGACAGCCAGTCGTAGATGAGCGAGGAAAGCAGATTTCAATCGAGACCGTCAAGGCGATAATGTACGATGCCGAGAAGCGAGGATTCGGAGAACCACGCTACCTCGACATCATCATCAAGGCAGAGACGCAAATCTGCAAGCTGCTCGGACTGGATAAGGTCGTGCTCGACCTGAACGCAGGCTTCCAAGGTGGCATCGAGGTACGCTACATAAACTCGGGACACCAGTGTGCATCCAGCGAGCAGGAAGTAATCGAGCGTGAAGGATTGGATAAAGAATAATTTTTTACCATAATTTTGTTTTAAGTTTTATTGTTTGTAAGAATGGCACTATTTGACGTTATTGGTGAACTGTATGCCCCGAATGCGGACGTGAAGCCAAGGTTTCTCGTAAACCAAGGAGGCACGTCCTCGGGGAAGACATACACCATCATGCAGCGTCTTATAGTGCTTTCTTTTGAGCATCCAAGGGTAATTATCACGGTGTGCGGTCAAGACCTTCCGAACCTAAAGGTGGGAGCCATGCGAGACCTCGACACCATCCTGCACACAAGGGCAGAGTTACTGGACTGGTTCAAGAACAATAAGAGCGACAGCAGCTACCGAGGGAAGAACGGCTCAATCATCGAGTTCAAGAGTTATCAAGATGCGCAGGATGCGAAGAACGGAAAGCGAGACTATCTGTTTGTTAACGAGGCGAACGGTGTGCCCTACGAAGTGTTCTGGCAGCTTGCCATCCGAACACGTAAGCAGGTATTCATCGACTACAACCCAAGTGCAAGGTTTTGGGTACACAACAACATCATCGGAAGGGATGACTGCCGACTGATCCTGAGCGACCACCGAAACAACCGATTCCTTACGGAGCAGGAGCATAAAAAGATTGAAGAGATTGACGACCCCGAATTGTGGCGAGTATATGCGCGTGGACTGACCGGAAAGATAACCGGGCTTATCTTCACTAACTGGGGCATTGTTGACAAGCTGCCACCAAGGGAGGAGTGGAAGATGGAATGCAGGGGTATGGACTTCGGATTCACCAACGACCCAACTGCGCTGGAGCACGTTATATTGGCGCACGGAGAGTTATGGGTGGACGAAGAAATCTACCAGCCTGGAATGACGAACGATGACATCGCAGACCGATGCAAGGAACAAGGACGGACGAAACGTGACCTTATCATTGCGGATTCGGCAGAGCCTAAGAGCATTCAGGAGATACACAACCGAGGGCTGTGGATAATCGGCAGCACCAAGGGAGCGGACAGTATCAACAACGGCATCGACATCTTGAAGCGTTTCCGCATCAACATAACAAGACGCAGCCACGGCATCATCGGGAACATGCAGCAATACAAGTGGAAGAAGTCAAGGGATGGAGAGACAACGAACCAGCCTATAGACGCATTTAACCACGGCATAGACGCAATACGATACGTAGCCTTAAAGAAGTTATCCGTAGCGAGCCATGGAACGGCTAGGGCGCACGTATTGAGACAAAGATAACGAAAAAATTATAAAGCGTATGGATAATAACACTACATTCAAGTACTGGCTGGCAGTTGCTAGGCACACCAGCTACAAGATCGGCAAGCAGCCACGACCAGCTTTCGTTGGAGGAAAGCAAGTGCCCGACAATCTCAACCAGCTATCCATCGGGCAGCTGATAGACCTTTCCCAGCTATCAGACAGCGAGGAAAGTCTGTATCAGATAGTGACAACCGTCCTCGGTCTGAGCCACAAGGAAGTGGAGCAGGCTAGGGCGGTTGATGTCGTTATGCTCATAGGCTGGGTAACAGCAGAGGTCGAGCGCATCAACAAGCTCTTCGAGAGCACCGACACAGCGAAGCCAACAAGACTGGAGAAGGAAGCAGGCATAGATACCCTGCGCTTTGGTCTGTTCGGCATGTTGGACTGGTATGCGGTAAGGATGGGCATCAGCGACCACGACCAAGTTCTGAAAACACCATGGCTTCGCATCTACAAGTGCATGGAAATGGACAACAAGAGAAGCGTGTACGAGCGGAACCTGCAGAAGTTGCAAGCGGAGGAAATGAAACGTAAATCTAGATAATTATGGCAACAATCAGAGAAACATTAAAGCAGTTGGCAGCAGACACGCTACCAGACTACACCTACCTTTTCGAGGACTGGGACACAGCGGACACCAAGCTGGAGAAACTGAACTATCCGGCAATCGTCTGCATCATCCCAGCCAGCGGCACGACAGAGATACGCAACGGCAGGGTATACGACACCGTGAACGTTGCCCTGGCTTATCTCGACACCGTACCGAGAGGAGCGGAAGGAGAAGACAACGGAGAGTGCATCGACCGAATGAAGGGGGCAGGGGCGAGGATGATACGAGCCATCAACCAGTCGCGCCAGTTCGAACCATTGGAAGGGCAGCAGTACTACGAGACCATCATCGAGCGTTTGAGCACGATCGTGTCGGGCGTAATGTACTCCCTGCAACTGACACAGAGCATAGGAGGATGTGCGGTATGAGCAAGGGAGGAATACAATTCGACCCCAAGGCGGCATCGCTCATCATGCGTGAGGAAGTGGAGAGAGCACGGCAGCTTATCATCAACCACATTCGTATCAACGGACAGAACGCATCGGGGCGCACAATAGCGAGCCTAAAGGTGGAGCAGCCCAGCGAGGAAGAAACCATCCTCTGGGGACACAAGCCATTCGGGGTTCTCGAAACTGGACGAAGGGCAGGAAAGATACCATACGGCTTCCGTAGCATCATCCGGCAGTGGATGAAAGACAAGGGGCTGCACGGCAGACCTATCCCCTACAAGACCCAGCGGCAGCACAAGTATACTCCACAAGAGCGTGGCGACATGAGAATGGCAGGAGCCATCGCGCACACTATCGCCAGCAAGGGTTCTAAGCTGCACCGGACTGGCGGCAGGGCTGACGTATACAGCAACGTTGTGACCGACACGATGAAGCGGCTCGAGCAGCGACTTATTTTCTTAATCCACCAGTCGGTGGGAAGTATCAAACTTAACAATGAGACGGTATGAGACAGACAGTGAACAACGGATATTCTTTTTTCTATCCAGATGAAGTGTGCTTCGCCTTCTTGCCTTGCATCATCAGAGCGAGTGGAAGCAACCTATCGTGTATTGAGGTAATAATCAGATGGGGCAAAACGGAACGAGCCTACAATGTGGAGGCGTTCAACGGTGAGTGCATTACAGACTACAGGGCATACGTACAAGCCTTTTTCGATGGACGCATCAATGCAGGCGTGGACTGGACGATAAACTATGACGTCAATAACTTATCCCAGTACATAAGAGTTGAGGTTAACGCATACGATAACAGAGACGGACAGCTTGCGAGCATCGAATTCACTACGAACGTAGTATGGGGTGCGCCAAGGTTCGGGGAGACCTGGAACGGCTACAAACGCCTTACGTGGTTCACCAACTATCCGTTCTCTTTTGGTATGTATTTAAGTAAGGCGGACACCAAACTGCTTATAGGTTACGAGGGAGCACCCAACAAGCTGCTTGAGATTCCGAACACCAACATGATAGACTTCAATGCAGCCATATTACCAAGCGGTGCCAGGTACTGGAACATCTACGACTACGATGGAGAGATTCAGCAGGGAACGTTTGACAATACTTTCGACCTTACTTTCTGTCTATCTGACGGTGGAAAGCAGTCACTATTGCTGCGCATTGACAGAGACGATACCGAGAGCGGCATCTATCTGCGTTGGATTGACCGACACGGATTCATTCGCTATTGGCTATTTGCGTCTGGGGAGGAAACGAGAGAAATAGCCAGCGACCTGAGTTTCATACGCAACAATCTGGGTAAATACAGCGACATATACGGCTACGTTGGCGACAGCGGAAGAAGGCAGGGATACGAGCGCACGGATTCAATCAAACTTTGTGCCCCGTTGGTTGACAGTGATACGTTCGATATGCTGCAAGACCTAGCCAGCAGCCCAGTCGTTGACATGTACCTCGGGGGAGACTGGATGCACGAGGAAGACCAGTGGACGAGCGTAACAATCAAGGCAGGAAGCTACACGAAGAGCACAGCTTGCTTGCAGGATTTCGTGTGCGAAATGATAATAAATAACATTAACGTTCAGAGATTATGACAGACCAGCAACTTTATATAGACGGTGTTTTGATGGATTTGCCGGAGAGCACCGATGTGGTGCTCGACATTAAGAGCAACCTTTTTCGTGACGTCACGAAAATGACCTCGAACTACACGTACACCATCCAGCTACCACGGACGGTGCATAATCTTTCAGTTCTGCAGCAAGCGGACAGACCGAAGAGCGGCAGCAGATACCCTTTTATTTTCCACCAGTGCAGTTATTTCCGTGGAGGTGTACAAATTATCAAGGACGGACGATTGAACGTTCTGAGCATCGAGGAAAGCATCGAGGTTTCAATCTACTGGGGTATTATGCCAGCGTTCACGAAGTTACTGGAGAGCGGAATGAAACTGAACGAACTGGGAGTGACAGACAGAGTGCTTTTTGAAAAGTACAACACCCCGAACACAAGGGAGGAAGCCGTGAGCAAGGGGATATTCTTTGCTTATTACAATCCATACCGAATTGAGAGCAAAGATAACTTTGGTATTAATCTGGTGCAGAGGAATAAGTATACCACGACACAATACTCGGCTAGCCGTGGACGCATCAGAACTGGCGCAGAGGTCGGAAAGTACATCAGTGGAAATATAGAGAACGCATCGGACACGATTTGTGCTCTCATCCCCTTCTTGCCATCATCAACGGCAAATGTGCAAGCGCAAGGAAAGGGCGATTACAGAAGCTATGCAGTACTGGATAAGTACATGCGGGTTATATCCGTGAGCGGAGAAGATGAGACGCTGGAAGTATACACCATCAGAGGAGAGGCTAGAGCTGCATACCTCGTAGTGAATGCACCTGCCGAATATTACAGCACTCTGTCGCTATCAGTTACCGGGCTGACACCTATGCACGAAATGATAGATGGCGATAATAAGGAGGATTTCGTAGGCGATGATGTGGCGGTGGATGAATATAAAACGTCCCCAAAATTCTTGCAGCCATGTGTGACCGTAAACTGGCTATTGTCAAGGATAGCGAGGAAGTCGGGCGTATCTTTCGTTTGGCAGGATGATGAAGCAAAGAAGATGTTGAACAACCTCGTTGTGCCTATAATCAACAACAAGGCAGACGACAAGACAATCATTGGTAATCTGACCGCAGACGTTAAGAGCCGTGACGGACTGGGAGCACTTTCCTTTTCCGTCAACAACTCATTGACGTCAGTCACACCAAGCACTGGCAGCGATGTACAGAAACTGACGATAACGAAGGATTGCGAACTGACCTTTGATGTGCAAGTGCAATACTACGTCAGACATCAGTTTGATGACGCAGCGGAGATTCAGTTGCCTATGGGCGTGAAAATGACCGTGACAACACCAAGCACTACTGGAGGTGAGGCATCCACGCAGGAATACGAGTTCGGAGATTTGAAATACGAGGATGGGCAGGTTAAGTACCCGGTCGTACTACGTAGCTATGCTATCGATGGCTATCTTTATTTGCTTTCGGCAGGGACAAACACAATATCGCTAAAGAAGGACGATGTACTGACGTTTGAGACTATCATGCACGGAGTGAACACAGTTAACCTGCCTTCCGTTTATGGCGGCAAAATCACGGCAAGCGTCAAGAGTGGGGACAGCGTTCCGATTGGGGGAAGTTTCCCTATCGGCATAAACCTGCCTGAAATCGAGGTAACAAACTTCATAAAGTTTCTGGCTTTGATAACTGGCTCGTTCCCTAGGCAACTGACCAACAGCACGCAAGTGCAGTTTATCATGTTTACCAGAGTTTGGGCAAACAAGGCGAACGCCTACGACTGGAGCGGAAAACTCATTCCGTATGACCGCCAAGGTGCACCACGAAAAAGCGAGTATAACGTTTCAGACTTCATGCAACACAACCGCTACAAGTGGAAGGAAGACGAAGAGACAACCGGGGACTATGATGCAGACCTCGCAATCAGCAACCAGACTTTGGACTATGAGCAGGACACGTGGACGCTACCTTTTGCAGCCAGCGATGACAACCGCATACCGATAAGAACACTGGATTCTTTCGGCATGAAGAATGGTGGAGAGTATAAGGGATGCAAGGAGCGAATAATGACGCTTAGGGATGATAAGGAGCAAGCGGCACTGCGATTCGGTATTGACCTTCAGAACATATTCGATACGAAGTACAAGCAGCTTGCAGCAAGCATCGCCAGGGCGCACGTAATCACAGAGCGGCTCAATCTTTCGGACTTGGATATTCTGGACTTTGATGAAACGAAGCCAGTGTACCTTGCACAGTATGGCGCATATTTCGCAGTTATCGAAATCAAGACAACAAACAGCGGATATTGCGAGGTTACAATGATAGAGTTGAACAACTAAAAAGAACGAACTATGGTAAGTGAAGACAAACAGCAGATTCTTGACATCAAGGTCAAGTACGAGGATGCAATCTATGGCATCATCAGATACAAGGAAAAGATAGACCAGCTAAAGCAATCCATCAAGGACTTGCAGCAGCAGGAAAAAGACAAGACCATCACGACCAACGAAATGAAGGTGCAGACGGAAGCCATCAACGCAACCATCAAGGAATACCGTTACAACGTTCGCACGCTGCAAAAGGAGATACAGAACAACGTGCGCACCGAAAACGAGCAGGAAGGCAGCTTAAAGCAGTTGCGTGCCCAGCTATCCAACGCCACCAAGGCTTACGATGAGATGAGCCGTGCCGAGCGTGAGAGTTCCAAGGGGCAGGAGATGCAGGAGCATATCCAAGACTTGATAGAGGAACTGAAAGATGCTGAGGAGGCTACAGGAAGATTTCAGCGCAGTGTCGGCAGCTATTACGATTCAATGATGAAGGCGGCTGACGACCTACAGAATACCGAGTTTTTCGGTTTTGATGTTGTTGATGATACTGGAATCGGAAAGGTTATGGAAATGGGAAAGTCTGTGGAAGACCTAAGGGTGAAGTTTGGCGCGTTGAAAAATACGGCTCTTTCCTTATTGACCAACCCTTATTTCCTCGCCATGGCAGGTGTGGCTGGTGTCGGAATTGCTTTCAAATGGTTCTATGACTACAACAAGGGCATAGAGGAAGCCACACGCAAGACCATGCAGTTCACTGGGCTTTTCGGTGACGAAATGAAATCAGTGAGAAATCAAGCCTTGGCAATCAGCGAGACGTTTGACGTGGATTTTGGCGAAACCTTGCAATCCGCAAATGTAATGAGCAAGCAGTTTGGCATCAGTGTATCAGAATCGCTAAAGCTCTTGCAAGATGGCTTTGTGGCTGGTGCGAATGCTAGTGATGAGTTCCTAGAGAACGTGAAGGAATACCCAACGTACCTGAAGGAGGCTGGATTGAATGCGGAGCAATTCGTGGCAATTTCAACCAACGCCACCAAGCAGGGAATATTCTCCGACAAGGGTCTTGACACCATCAAGGAGGGTAATCTTAGACTTCGAGAGATGACTACCGCAACAGCAGCCGCATTGGATGGCATAGGTATATCAAGCGAGAAAGTTCAGAAAGAACTGCAAAACGGTAGCAAGACCACATTTGACATCATGCAGGAGGTCGGAAACAAGCTGAAGGAGTACCCTGCTTCATCAGCCAAGGTAGGAAAAGCCATCGCAGATATATTTGGAGGTCCTGGCGAGGATGCAGGTCTAAAGTACATCGAGACCCTCGGAGACATTGAGATGAACATGGATAAGGTCAAGGAACAATCCAGTGATGTTGCCAAGGCTCAGGAAAAGCAGGTGGAAGCCAACAAGCGTTTGAAGGATACCGCAAGTGCACTCTTTGACGTTACTGGTGGCGGCTTCGAAATGATGAAGGCTCAGGCGGCAACATTCGTGAGCAACCATCTAACGAAACTATTGAGGGCAATCATCAACCTTTATAACCAAAGCGTGGCATTTAGGGGATTGATTCAGTTGATAGGCTTTGCGTTTAAGTCTGTCGGGCAGGTTGCCTTGTTAGCCTTCAACATCATCATAGATGCCATTAAGCTTGTTGCAAGACCAGCGAGGGGACTGTTGCAGATGTTTGAGGGCTTTTTCTCCTTTGACGTGAAGAAGATGCAAGACGGCTTTAACTCCATCTTTTCGGGTCTTGGCAATACCGTGAAGGAGGCTTGGGGAGACTTGAAGAAATTCGGCAGCGGAATGGCTGATGCTATCGTGGGTGGCATGAAGAATACTTTTAACCATGCTAACATCAAGATACCAGTCAGCGCAGATGCACCATCCATGGCGACCGCCACAACCGACAATACAAAGCTCAAGGACGGCACTAATATCGCCAGCACTACCCCTAAGACCAAGAAGGAGAAGGCAGCAGCCGACAAGGCGGCAAAGGAGGAAGCAGAGCGCAGGAAGAAGCAGGAAAAGGAATTGCAGGAAGCGATTTCGCTTATCCAGTACAAGTACAACGAGCAAGTAATGGACGCTAAGAAGCGATACCTCGCAGGCATGTACGACAACGAGCGAGACTACAGCAACGACCTCGAACAGCTGGAGAAGAACATGGTGTCACGAAGCATTGACGCATACGTGGCGGCAGGGCAAATTGGAGCGGAAAAGGCGCAGGAAATGCAGGCAAAACTTCTCGACATCATGATAAAAGCAAAAGCGGACTTGAAGAACCAGGCGAAGGAAATTGTGGACGAACTCAACAAGGAGTTCGAGAACGCAGAGAAGGCACGCAAGGATGCAAATATATTGGGTGGTGGCACTAGCGATGAGGAGAACGACAACGCAGCCAAGTTGGAGCGGTATAAGGCTTTCCTAGAGCAGAAGCTAGCAATGACCCAAGAGAACACGGAAGCGCAGAAGCAGCTCCAGCAGCAACTCCACGACACAGAGGTACAGCTGGCAGACGATTCGAACAAGAAGCAGCAACAGAAAATCGGTGAACGCCAGCAGATGATGGCTAACATGATTTCTACGCTGGGCGATGGACTGTCTAGTTTCTTCAATGAGCAAGACAAATCCTTCCACAACTTCTTGAAATCCATGCTCACATCTTTGCTTGATGCGATTGAGATGGCAATCACGGCTTACTATGCACAGATGTTGGCACATGAGCTGGCAGAAAAGTCGTGGTTTGGCGTTGCCAGTGCAGCAGGCATGATGGCATTAACCAAGGCAGCCTTTGCCGGAGCGAAAGCAGCCGTCAAGGGCTTTTCCACTGGTGGCTACGTCCAAGGCTCTGGAACCGGAACGAGCGACAGCATCCCGGCAAGGCTTAGTAATGGCGAGAGCGTAATGACCGCCAAGGCGACTTCGATGTTCAGCCCGATATTATCCGCATTCAACCAGCTAGGCGGTGGTGTTCCTATCGTAGTTAACAACGGAGGCAGCAACATCGGTATGGATATGCTGGCGGCAGCTGTAGCAAGAGGGTATCAGATGGCTCCACAGCCAGTAGTGAGCGTTGAGGAAATAAACCGAACCCAGCGTAGAGTGCAGACGATAGAGAATATCGGCAGGATTTAAAGTGTAGTTATTTATTCAAGATTTGCGTTCTGAGCGGTTTTCGCTTAAAGGTGGTAAGGTTACACACCAAAGGCAATAAAAGCCGCTTAGAACGCAAAATTTCGGCTTGTTTAGAAAAATTAACTGCTTACGAGATAAACATATTGAAAAATATCGTATCTTTGCAGCGTTTTAAAACTTAAAAAATCACGATTCAATGGCAAAACTCAGAATATACAACGACATCGACAGCCAAGACAATAAGTTCTGGTATCAATGGTGGGGAGGCGATTGCGTATGTTTCCAGGATATAGATGCTTTTGCGGCAAGCATACCGAAAGACGATGATTCCATCGATATGCGCATCTTCTGCAATGGCGGCTCTGTGGTCGAAGGTTGGGCGATTTACGACCGACTGCGACAGAGCGGAAAGAAGATTTCCTGCACCGTGGAGGGTAAGGCAGCATCCATGGCAACAATCATCATGCTTGCAGCACCAAAGGAGAGCCGCAAGGCATACGAGAACGCTGCCTTCCTGCTGCATAATCCGTGGGTTCCTGGCTGGGGGTTGGGCGACCAGCTGAACGCAAAGGACTTGAAGAACCTGGGCGAGGAAATGCAGATGTGGCAGGATAAGATGGTGGACGCATACGTAGAGCGGTGCGAGTGCGACCGGGAAGAGATTCAAGCCTTGATGGATAAGGACATCTTCATCAACACCAGCGAGGCTTTGCGCCTAGGTCTTATCAGCAGCACCATTGTACCACTCAGCGCAAGCGCATCAAAACGCAACATAGAAAATTTTATTAATTCAAAACAACAAAATCCAAAAGCAATGGAGAAGAAAACAGAAGTAAAGGCTTCTCTCCTCGACAAGATTCTCGCCAAGTTGGGCGTGAAGACACTGGAGGAAGCAGAGCAGGCGGTGGAAGAGCCGCAAGCCAAGGCAGAGCCAAAGGCGATGGAACTCAACACAGCAGACGGACAGACACTGACCGTTGAGCGTGAAGAGGGAGATCCACAAGTTGGCGACAAGGCAAGTCCGGACGGAACGTTTGAAATGCCGGACGGTAAGACAATTGTTGTCGAGGACGGTGTAATTACCGACATTCAGACCGCAGATAACACCGACAACGACACCGACAATGAGGGCGGTGAAGGCGGTGAAGGCGGCAGCGCATCAAGCACCGACAACGACACCGTAGCCAAGTTGAAGCAGCAGGTAGCAGCACTCAAGCAGCAGTTGAACGACACCAAGGCGCAGCTGGCAGGCGCACAGAAACTCGCAAAGAGCAAGGAAGACATGCGCATCCTGAATGCCGTGAAGATGGCAGGCGGTGCTGAGAAGGTGTTGGCAGGCTACAGCAGCCACTACCAGCCAGCGCAGCGACAGCCAAGCGGCAAAGGCGCAGGCGACAACGTGAACCCAGTCGAGGAAGGCAAGAACGCCATCAAGGAGAGACTTGCCAAGCTCCACAAAAAGGGCAAGAAGTAACCAAGTATTAACCCATTAAATCAAAAGAAAATAATGGCAGGATTTACAAAAAAGCAACTCGAGAACCTTAAACTCGAGCCAGAAAACCTCGCAAGCATCAAGGATGCCGTGCAGGAAACCTTCTACCAAGATGAGGATTTTTCTTCATTCGTGAACATCATGAAGGTCAAGAACGATGATCCAATCGCACTCATCGGTGAGATGGAAATGGTCGGTAAGGCAGGTGGCGGTTGCGACCCTACCTACGAAGAGAAGGGTATCGCCAACTCTCAGAAGCGTTGGGAACTCGGGCAGTGGGAAATCCCTATCAAGATTTGCTACGAGGCATTGAAGGGAACCATCGCTGAGTATTCATTGAAGACTGGCACAGCCATTGGCGACCTTACCAGCACCGACTTTATGACCATCTACACCGATGCACTCCAGTGAGCCATGCAGCAGATGATTTGGCGTTTCGGCTGGTTCGGTGACAAGGCGGCAGCATTGGCAGGTGAAGGTGGAGGCAAGCTGACAGCAGGATCGGACGTTAATATGTTCAACGTCTGTGACGGTCTCTTCAAGCGCATCTTTACAGCCACAGCAGCAAAGAACCACACCACCATCGCAGCCAACAGCGAGACCACGGCAGCAGCGCAGGTTTCAGCATTGCGCAAAAAGGGTACGGCTACAACACTCGTTGACACCATCTTGATGGACGTGGACACACGTATCGTTGACGATAGCGATGCCGTGTTGCTTATGACACGCTCGCTTGCTGACGCATTGACCTACGACATCAAGCAGACCTACCACGATATTATGCCGTGGGAGAAGGTGTTCGATGGATTCGATTTAGCGACCTACAACGGAGTGAAGATTGCTCGTGTCGGCATCTGGGATAGAATGATTAACGCATACGAGAAGGGCGAGACGACAGTCAACCTTCCACACCGTGCGGTATTCTGCAACCCGAAGCACCTTATGGTGGGCACTGATGCCGATGCACTCATCAGCGACCTCGACATCTGGTTCGACCAGAAGGAGCGCAGAAACTATCTCTATGCTACAGGTAAGATTGGAACGGCTCTCCTCGAAGAGGACATGATCCATGCAGCTTACTAATCGCTCCAAATTTTCAGTTTAGTATTAAGTTATTTTGACAATCCTCAACACCCACAAAACGGTGTTGGGGATATAACAATTTAAAACGAATTAATATGGCAACAACTTGCGAGAGCCTTATCGCCCAGGACATCATCATCCCTTGCGAAGACCAGGTAACAAAGGGACTGGAGGGCGATGGACTTATTATCAACCGAGACGACATTGACTTCACCAAGTCCGTTGTAGCGGGCAATATAATTAAAACATTAGTTTTGAAGACTGGCAAGAAAGCATACGCTATCCGGCAGGAAGGCAGCAAGCCATTCACTGGAACCAAGACTGAGCTGACCGTTGGCACGTATCGCAACAGCTGGAAGAACACCGTAGCAGTCGTGGTATTGGCTAACACACCTGACGTTTGCGCAAATATCATTGACGGACTGGCGAACGGAAAGTTCGTTATCATCCTTCGCAACCTCTCTAAGGGAGCGGACGGAAAGGCAGAGTATCAGGTGTTCGGATATGCGCAGGCACTGAAGGCAAGCGCAGGCGAGAACGACAAGTACTCAGACGACACCGAGGGTGGCTGGCTTATCACGCTGGAAGAGGAGAGCGTTCCGAAGGCAGCTTATTTCTTCTTCGACACAGACAGCGAGACCACAGCAGCCAAGTATAAGAGCCTTCTGACGGAAGCAGCAGCGTAGCCTATGACATACAAGGAAGCAACAGCCAAGGTCGGGGAGTTGAAGGCACGTTTCGACAGTCCCTTTGATGCAACCGACAAGGCAGTTATAGAAACTCTATATTTCGAGGTGATACGCAAGCGGTTTGTACCGACAACCTGCCAGCAGTGTTACCACGATGCTTTGATTGAAATTTATCTAAAACTCAAAAAAGAAAAGGCAATGCCAAAAACATGTAATTACGCAATGAAGGCAGGTTTCATCATTTCCTGCCCGGACTTCTACCATGGTAAGATTTTCACTAACGAGAACCTGACCGACAAGGTAGCGCATGAATATCTGACGAAGTACCCACACATGGAAAGCTACTTTCAGAAGATACCCAGCGATGAACTCATCGAGAACAAGCAGCCGCCAGCAGACAGCGACAGCGGTGCAGATGATACCGCAGGGAAAGATCCTGCCGAAAAAGCAGCAGGCAGCGACAAGAAGAAAGACATCGACCAAGCCGAGAAAGCAGGCAAGGAAGAGTAACAAAACAACAAGTAAAACGACACAAGCAGTATGAACGTTAAAACAGTTAAAAAGCCAAAGCGAAGGGTTGATATTGGCTACGTCAGCCGATTCAAGATGCAGGCATACGGATATGATAATCTATATCCGCAGAACCTCGCACGCATCACGGAAGCCAGCGGTACGGCAATGCTGTGCCTTAACCGCTACGCCCGATTTATTGAGGGCTACGGCTTTGATAGCGACATTCTAGCAGCGTTGGCGATGAACCAGCAGGGGGATACGGCAGACGATTTGCTCCGGAACGTAGCGCAAGACCTCGCACGCTTTGGAGGCTTTGCCCTTCATGTAAACTACAACGTTCTAGGGCAGGTGTCGAGCGTGAGCCACGTACCCTTTGAAAATTGCCGCCTTGAAGAGACGGACGACAAGGGGAGCGTGGCGCACGTCTTGCTGCATCCAGACTGGGAACAGAAGAAAACGAGGAACGGAAAGCGGTTGATGGTGAACGATAAGACTATTGAACGCATCAACGTCTTCAATCCCGACCCCGACATCGTCCTTGAACAGATTGAAAACGCAGGAGGCATCGACAGCTACAAGGGGCAGATTCTGTGGCAGAGCCTAGACGGACAGTTTATCTATCCGACAGCAAGCTACGATTCAGCAATCACGGAGATTTCGACCGATGAGGGACTGGGCAACGTCAAGATGAGAAACGTCCGCAACAACTTCCTCGTATCGTGTATGCTTGTAACCAAAAAGGGCGTTCCAAAGTTCGATGAGAATGGCGAAGAGGTGGAGAGCGGACAGATGATTTCCGATGAAGACCTTTTGCAGTTCCAAGGGGACGAGAACACAGCGAAGATTCTAGCTGTAGAGGTGGAGAACGAGGAAGACGAACCGAAGGTTGTCGCCTTCCCGACAAAAAACTTCGACAAGGAGTTTTCCGTGACCGACAGCAGCGTTATCGAGCGCATCTACGCACAGTTCCATCAAGAACTCTTCTACTCCATCCGTATTGGCAAGCTGGGATTCAGCGGACAAGTTATGCAGGACGCTTACGAATACTATGCCGGAGAGGTAACGACAGAGCAGCGTTTCATCGAGCGAGCCTTCAAGAAGATTTTCAAGAACTGGCACGATTCTGCCATTCAGAACCTAGACCCCAAGCTGCAGCCGTTGAAGTATATTAGCAGCGAAGCGGCAGGAAACAACACTATAGATTAATTGATTGAGCCTATGGGAGAACAAAGAAAACAACTTATCACGGTTGATCAGTTCCGAGAACTGGCAAGACCGACCAGCGTACACCTAGATAAGGATGAAGTGAACGCATACATTCGAGAATGCGAAGATGCGAACATCATACCAGCCATCGGGTGGAAGCGGTTCAAGGCAGCGACCGAGCAGGGAGAGTGGGACGATTCAGTCTTGCCCGATTTCCAGCCTGCGGTCTTCCTGGACGGTGGCGAATATACCACCAAGAAGGAGGGCGATTGCAGCCAAGAAGAAACCAAGGTGCAGAAGTACACCAGCGGAATACGCAAAGCACTCGCTTATTTCACGTATGCGAGGCTTTTTCGTGCCGATGGCGCAATTATAAGCCGAGCAGGTGGAATGCGCCACAGAGACGATTATTCAGACCATGTTCAAGACGTTTCAAACAACAAGCAATACAACGACATCATGGATATGGCGGAAAGATATTTATCAGATGCACTCGAATATCTCAAGGCATTCACCTCGAAAGGAGAAGTGAAGGCACAGCGAGGAACAAGGGCACACATTCACGCAATAGGCAACTAAAAGCACATAAGACATGAACGAGGATATTCAAAAAATGCTCCGTATGGCAGAGCTGATACGAGATGCAACGCAGGTTGGAGAAAACACAGCGGTGCGTGTCGGCACGGAAATTTACGACATCGTTGTCGAGTTAAGCAGGATGCTTGCCATGATGGACGATAAACTGGAGAACGATGCGGTCGTTAGGATTATCAAGAGTGAACTCGCCAAGATAACAATAACGGAAGCGCAAATTGCGGATGGGGCGATAACGGCAGCGAAGCTTGCCGATGGCTCTGTAAAGAACAGACACCTAGCATCCAATTGTGTGACCTCAGATAAAATACAACCGGGAGCGGTCAAACACGACCATCTGACCGAGGACTGTATATCAACTGGAAACATCAGAGACGGCAGCGTGACAGCAAAAAAACTCGGCACGGACATCTACAAGGATATTTCAAACAGAGTGACCGACATCGTGACGAAGGACTTCCCTCCAGCAATCACGGAGGAACAGATAACAGATATTACTAGTAAATAACAATTTAAAACAATAGATTATGAAATTTTTAGATGAAATAGGTTTAGCTTATTTTTGGGAGAAGATTAAAGCTTCATTTGTCAAAACTAAAGGAGCAAGTGAAATTGAAATGGATGATGATAATGAGGGACTGAAAGTTAACAATGTAAGTTCTTCATCTACAACTCTTGTGCCATCAGGCTTCATCTCTTATAATATTAATAGTGATGAGCAATCAGAAATGGTTGCCAAACTTCAATTTGGTGATTTGCTATTAAAGAAAATACACATAATAAATGGAACTTCTTCGCAGATTCTTATCGCTGATGGCTCTACCAAGACTATTAATGCAGCAAATGGCATTTGTGGACTTGATTCAAATGGCAATGTTCCATTAAGGCAATTAGGTAATCTTGATACTACAGTTGCAGAAGTAGTAACTGCTCTTCCTACAACTAATATTAAGAAGCATATTTATCTTATTAAAGATGCTAGTGGTGTTTCACAGAATCAATATAAGGAATATATTTATACTGGTGATACCAGTGCAACTTATGATGCTTCAAAATGGGAGAAACTCGGAAACTTCCGTGCTACAGTAGACCTTGCAGATTATGCTAAGAAGAGTGAGACACTAAGTAATTTGGTTTGGGAGCAAAGAGGTTCTAATCTCTTCCTAGCTATTACCATGGGAGATGGCATCTCTGTATCAGAAGTTATGCCTACTGCTAGCAGTTCCACAACTGGAGCAATGAGTAATACAGACAAGGTTAAGTTGGATGGCATCGAGGCTAGGGCAAACAATTATTTTCTCCCTCTTGCAACTGCTAATACTAGAGGAGGTATTAAAGTAGGCTATGTAGCCAACGGAAGAAATTATCCAGTGCAGATGGATGGAGAGAAGGCATACGTTAATGTTCCATGGACTGACACGAACACCACCTACGACTTGTCGCCTTATGCTAAGACGGCAGACGTAAATGCAGCCCTTGCGAAGAAAGTAGACGTGGTAAGCGGGAAGGGGCTTTCGACCGAAGACTTCACGGCAGCACTCAAAACCAAGTTGAACGGCATCGCCAATGGCGCAACAGCAGATAGCGCAATAACTACAGCAGAGATTGATGCTTTATTTGCTTAATAATAATTTTAAAAATTAATTAATATGAAGTTTTTAGATTTAAATGGATTAAAACATTTACTTAAATTTATGGATAGGACTGTAAGTGTTGCTTCTAGTAACATTCAATTTAATTCTCAAAGTAAACGTGAGATTCCCTTTATTACAAATCATCAAATTATTAATTTGAATAGTTCAGGTCATATTGATGTATTTAATTGGTTTAAGGGTGCATCAGAAGGAGGTATCTTGGAGATAGTCTTCGCAGGAGCACGAAATGGATACACATATTGTATTAATAATGAGGGTGTATCTATGATATATAAAATGGCGATAACAGACACTGGTCCAATATTAAAGAACCTTAATTCCCTGGCTACAGCGTATAATACTTATGCACGCTTCATCAAATTAGATGGAAAGCTAATAGTTGCAGAGTTTGTTACAAACAGATAAAATTGTATAAATAAAATAAATTATTATGATAAATAAAACAGGTAGAGCAAAACCAGTAACTCCTAAAG